TGCGACGATACGTCATCAGCGAGCCATGCCAACGTGGACGTATCGCGGTCGCCGACCAGATGGCGGCCATTCCACTCCACGGCATTGCGAATGCGATAAGGTTGTCCCGCGGCCGATTGCGCCCGATGCCACATCGGCTCCCCCGCCCGCGCCGTCGCAGCTGACAGGAACACCCATGTTTCAGTCGAAAGGTGGACGTAAAGGCGGCGCTCATTCCGATATTGGCGCGATTCCAGAACGATCGCCTCCTTGTCGGGCTCTGCCGCAAGCGCGTCATCAACCTCACGCGTGCTGATCTTGGTAGCGTCACTCTGCCCACCAAGAAGCACGCTCAGCGCCTCGTTTCGCTTGGACCCGACGAACGCATAGGTGTCACCAAACTCGGTCTTGGCAGTGGCCGAGACGCAGCCATAAGGGATGGTGGCGTTGCGCACCGTTGCGAAGGGGAAACCGCTGCCCCCGACGTTGCGCTGCGGCTGGATAGAGTGGCGTCCGATCGCATGAACCTCGCCGCGCGTCTTGACGAGGCCAACGATCATATCAGGATCGTCTTCAGCCGAGCCGTACTTGAGCGGCTTCACCTCGAAAGGATTCGACAACTCGGTCACCACCATATGCGTGCCGTCTGTCGTCATCCAATAGCCATCGACCCATAAGGCATCCTTCACCACCCCAAGATCAACGTCGTTGACTTGGCTCAGCGACGTTCCGTCGAAGAGGTAAAGTGCCGTCCCCGAGTGAATGCCAAGGTGGGAAAAGGAGTAGTCAAAGCGAACGGGTCCAGTCCCCCCGACCGACCCGATAACGCTGACGCTCAGGTTCGTGTCGACCCGCACCAGCGACGAGCCCATCACGCGATAGACGACACCGTTCCACAGCGTGCCGCCCCGATCTGCGCCAGGACCTGTCGCGCATGGGATAGCCCCGGCCGTCATCCGAAACTGGCCTTCACTCAAGCCGCTTTTCACCGGGACAGGTTCGAGGTTGATTGGATACGCGGTAGTGAACTCCGCGCCCCTGGAGCCTTGGATGCCAGATAGAAGCGGGATGGCTACCATCAGGTGGGCTCTTCAGTGATATAGGCGACACGACCGCGAGCACCGGAGCCACGGACCGTTCCAGGCGCCATCAGCTGCGTTGGAGGTGTGGCGGTAAACAGCTGCCCCTTGGCGCGGGCGAGTCTAACCTTCTGCTCTGGCAGCAGCAAGGTGCGCCAGAGACCAGCCAGCCGGTTCGCCAATTCAAGGCTGACAGCCGAGGCAGCTTCGTCCGGAAGAGTCGAAAGATCCGTAGGAGCACCATCACCACTGACGGGCTGGTCATAGGTCAGTTCATTCCAGGGCCATTCGGTCATCATAAGATTGAGGCGCCGAAGTCCTGTCTTTACCTCTTCAGACGTGCGCTCAAATTCGTAGCCGGCAGAGCCCAGCTCCTCGAACGCCATTTCGATGAAGTCGCGTTTCGGGCGGCCAGAACCGCCAAGGCTGATGACGGTCATCGCCCTCCCTCGCCGTAAAACAGCTCAATGAACGTGTCCGTAAACTTCAGGCTGGCCAGCAAGGGCGCGCCCTGTGTCGCTACCGCCTTCGCTGAAAGAGCTGCCGGCATCTTGGACGTGAACGGGCCCATTGTAGACCGGGCAAGGATCAGCCAGCCGGTCTGGTCCGTCACGGGAGTGAATGAGTCTCCATTCCGCGCTCCTTCAAGCCTCACGTCGAAGCTGTTGGGGTTGATGAACAGAAACGCCTTTGCGTTCGGCGGGATCTTGCCTGCCATGCTGAAGGGCGTGTCGGCGCTCGTGGCGGACACCGGAACCCTGACCGGAGCGCCCATGCGGTAAAAGGGTCTAGCCATCCATCTTACTCCGTTTGGGGTAGGACCGGCGGGACCGAGCCCTTAAGTGGGGCAAGGCTCGCCGTCCGGAATGCCGATGCGTTGAACTGCTGAAGCGCCGCGTCTCCTGCCGCAGCCTGGAGCGCCGTCAGAACCGCAAGGCTCTGGCCATATTGGCAGGCCGTCATCTCCATGCGGGTCGCGCCGAAAGCGAGACTCGTGGTCGAGATGGCAAACGACAGGGAGAGGTTGGAGCATTCTGCAATCTTGGGCAGCGCAATCTCCACCGGCAGCGGCGTCATGTTGTTCGCGCCCGTGCCAGCCTCGTTCAGGCCGCCCTCATTTTTCACGCTACCAGAGACCGGATCAACAAAGCGCCGGAAGAAGTGGTGGTCCATGGTGTAGCTGGCAACAGCGGCCGTGTTTATCGAGATACGTGGCGTAGTTGTCGGATATGCCTCCGTGATGTCATTCGCGTTGAGCTTATAATCACCGTCGATCCGTGCGCCCTCTCGCTCATACAGCACATGGGGCAAGCGATAATAAGGATCATTGCCATCGTAGTAGTGCGTCGCCGGCCAGTAATAGGTCCGCATCTGATCTCGAATGATAGTCGGGATGCGTACATCACCTGATTGGGCGAGCCAGTAGAAGAGGCCCAACGTCCAATCAACGTGGTCCTGGCGTATTTGCTCAGCCAACGCATAATTCCTCGAAAGAACAGCGTCGTAATAATCCTTTGCCGTACTGCCGCCATAGTAATTCAGGGATACAGAACCGGCGTTGTTGAAGTCAAAAAGGTTGTTGCCAACAGGATTGGCAATAAACAACGCGCGCTGCGCAGGGTCGTCAGTGGTTTTGAAAATCGTGACATCGCCGGCAGCAAAGATGCGCCCGATCGCCTCGTAGCGAGTGGCGTCGTAATTCGGAGGAGGTGAGCCGGCGACAGCGACAGGGAGGCCTTCATAAGGGCGGGTGGTCAGCGAGACACGAAAGCACATCATCTGACAACGATCCGGGTCCGCATCTCCTACTGCAAGCGGGGGAGGCGCAGGATCGACGCCAAAGATCACGCCTGAGGCTGGCACGCCGGGCGTAACGTAAGGGTCAATAAAGGCGGTCGGCTGTGTTGCGCTCGGGCCGCGATAGCCTCCGAGCAGCTTCTCTGCGTCATTCGCAGGGTTGGCCAACGGCGGGGAAACAGCATTGGCCGCCTCGCGCCCGATGACCATGGTGAGGCCGGCAGCAGCAGCAAGCTCGCCCGTATAGGTAGCATCATGGAAGTACCGAGCCGTAAAGGTGCGCCCGTCCAGCGTGGTGAAGCTGGTGATCTTCTCCGAGCTGATGCTGCCGGGAAGGGTCACGGGGGCGGTCGTCACGCTATCGAGACCGTCTGAGTAAAAGATGGGGATGTCCGCGCCGCCCTTGGCTGGATCGATCTGCTTCAGCATCTGGCGCAAGCCCATGTCGGGATTGAACTTCGGGCGCGAGGTGTCCCAGGTATTGCTTGAGGCCAGCACTGCGGCATTGAAGATATCATAGGTCAGGCCACCGATCTGGGCCGTATTGTTCCAGTCGATCGAGCCCAGACCACCAGCTGCTGACATACCGCCAAGCTGGGTGACGCTCTGCTCCCGCCAGCCGCCGACGATCGCAACCGAAAGGCCCTGTGCCTTGGCTTCTGCGGCGAAGGTGAAGGCCGAGGCTGTGGCTCCATAGACAACCACGTCAAAGCTGTTCTCAGCCGGCGCATATCCGGCTTCACGGATGTCAGGCTCGCCATAACCTGATGCAGTCCAGAGCGTGCGATAGGCGTCGTGCAGAATGCGCTCTTCATCTAGGGTCAGCGCGCGGTTGAAGATGAACATTGCTGAGCCGCGATGTCCTGGCGCCGAGTGCGTGCCGTTATTGTTGAGGCCGAGGGCGTGCAGGGTCAGCGAAGAGGAAGTCAGGTCGACGGTAGCCGTGGTTAGACTGTTCGGCCTGGTGAGATTTCGCGCCACATTGCACTCTGTCGCGCCAGTGCGGGAGAAGCCGAACAGACCGTTGCCCGTGTACATATTCGTACTGGTGAAGCTGACAGCGGCAGTCGAGCTTCGCAAATTCCCAGCGTTACTGCTCGTGGCAGCGAATGCATACCCCTGGCTGCTGGCATTGACCGCACCGAACTCATTGTTCCCGGCTGGGGTGGGGGTGGCGAGCCAAGTGTACAGCGCATGGCTGTCCCTAGGGATCGCTGATATGGGCACAGTCAGGTCAATGTAGGCAGAGGCCGTACCAAGGTAGCTTGGTACGCCGTTATTCGTGCCGCCAGGGCTGTAATAGGTCGGCGCTCCTACGAAGACCGGATTATAGGTGCCGGGATTGGCCCAGTTGGTCGTGTCATAGGCCGCGCTGCCATAGTGGTAGATGGCGCACTGGATGAACGCCGACCAGATATTCGCCGCCTTCAGCTTCCGAACGAAGTGGTTGACGTGATACTTCCGCCCCGTCGAGACCGTCGCGCCCTTGGCCGCCCAATCAGCGAAGATCGCGTTCGACTCTGCCTCATAGGCGAACGTCGGCAGCGGCGCTGGCGGTGTGGGCGTGGGGGTCGGAGGCGTCGGAGTCGGTGTTGGCGTCGGAGGAGTTGGGGTTGGTGTAGGAGTTGGCGGCGTGGGTGTTGGAGTGGGGGGCGTTGGCGTCGGTGTGGGCGTCGGGATTGGCAGAGGCATCGCGCCCCCGCCCCGCAAGGCCCGCTTACGCAGGTAGAGGAACGGCGAGGAGCCGATCTCAGGCATAATATTGAATGTCGAGCGTGGCGCCGTCAGCCTCACGAATGAACCGCGCTGCCGTCAGTCCCGCATTGCCCGTGTCGAGCGTCAGAGTCTCGCCCGCAGGCAGTCTCTGCCCCGTGCTGGCCGTGGGAGCCGTAGAAGCACCGTCATCGCGCCACCTCACCGGCTGAGTGCCATTGTTCTGGATCACCGCTACAGTGGCTCCTGAAGGCACCGTGAGAGCCGTAGAGGCTGCCAGCGTGGCATTGCTGAGCTGCTGGTAGCCCTTGGCTGTGAAGCTGGTGGCACCAGCCCTGTAAGGCTGGCCCGTGGTGGGATCGATCAACTTCACGTTGCTCATTGCGCCTGCTCCCTGGTCTTCGGTGGCCTTCCGCTTCGCTTGGGCAGGGAGCCGCCAAGCCTGCCGTCGCCATCATGGTCGAGAGGGTGTCTAAGAGGATGAAGGCGCCAGCCCTGAGCAGCCAGCGCCTTCTCCTCTTCTCGCGTCGTCGCGATGGTGGTACGGACAGGCTTCCCCCAGATCAGCGCGTCACCACCGTCCCTGTAGAGGGCCTTGGGGTATTCCTGCCCGTCCATGGATCACAGTGCCGTAATATTGCTCGCGTCGTTGGTGTACGACGGGCCAGCACTCGTAACCTCAAGAGGCGACTTCACGCCGATCGCGTCACAGAGTAACTTGACGTAATTCGTGCGATTGCGACCAGCCCGCTCTAGGGCAAGCAGCCCCTTCGCTTCTTCGAAGCCGATGCTGTCGTCCGCCTTCTGATCCTTCAGGCGCCGCTTCAGTTCGTCCTCGTTAAGGTCGAGGAAGGGCGCGATGAAGGTTGTGTTCAGATCCGGCGCGACGCGGAACCGCTCGCTCTCGGCCAGATCCTCCGGGTCGGCCGTCGTGCCAGTGTCTGCCACCATGGAGGCCTTGCTCCCCTCCTTGATGTAGTCCTTGACGCCCTCCTTCTTGGCCTCCTCAATTTCCTTCCCGGAGAGGGAGACGCCGGCCTGCGTGTCTATGCTGTTCTTGGTGGTCATGTGCCTCACTCCAATCAGACTTGGTTGAAGAGCTGGAGCCCGATCATCTCAGGCTGAACCGCGCCGACGCCGTAGTCGATATCGAGACGCCACTTGCCGCTCAGGTCGTTGATGTTGCCCTGTCCAGTGAGCATGATCGGAAGACCAAGCTTCGGCGTGGTGCCACGGGTGGCCACGCTCCAGCCTGCATCGGGATCAACGGCGAAAGTACCGGGAATCAGTTCGATGGCACGCCGGTGGAAGAACAGGTTCGCCTGTGCATTGACCGTGTTGAGGAAGGTGACAGCCGCGCCATTCGCCGGGGCGGCCGTGACGTTTTTGTACTCCAGTTCTGCCCGAGTGCCGCCGGTCCCCGAGATGATCGGTGGGGAGATGCGCACCGTCCCGGTGCCGCCATTCCCGCTGACAACCTGCACGATCCGGAACGTCTTCAACTGTCCCGTGTCGCCCTTAGAGATGTGGTGGACCGAGTTGACGTTCGGCAAGGTGAAAGAGTCGCCGACCTTCACAGTGCCGCTCGTCACCGCAATGGAGATGAGCTGGGTGCGGTTGTCCACATTCGTCGGGTTGCCGTCCAAGTCCGTCGTTGCGGCAACAGGCGTGTAATAGAGCGGCTGGGTGTTGGTAATCGTCACGCCCGTGGCAGTCGCCGCCGGCACCATCTTGACCTGGTCATTCTCGAACAGATCGAAGTTGCCAATGCTCTTAATGTAGGCGCGCTCGTAGGCTGAACGAGCCAAGGGACTGTCACTCGTCGCCGGCTTCGCGATCTGCGATGCCATCGAGAGATAGTCCCGAGCCGAGTAGAACGCCTTCTTGTCAAAGTTCGGGATGCCCTGCTCAGTCATGATGGCGCCCATCGCGGCGAGATCGTCAAAGCCGGTCGGGGCCACAGTCCGCTTGCTGACGAGGGTCGCCCATGTTGCAGCGGTGTTGAACACCGAAAGGTTGACCTGACTCGCAAGGCTCAGGGCTGCGTCGCGGAAATAGCGCTGGATGTTCGCCTGGTCCCGCCCATCCTTCGGGCCGATCTTGATCGGGGTGACCTTGTGAATGCCAACGGTGACAGGCACCGAAAGCTGGGTGATGTCGCCGAAGTTGCTGGTCTGATCGAAGCCATCGTACACAGCAGGAATATACGGCATCGGCCGCCATACCTTGTCGTTCATCTGCTGATGTTCGGCTGGGCCGCCGGGAAGGTTGTACTTCTCCACCTCCTGAGCGATGACGAGCATGTCATCGAAGCCTTCGACCATATCATCGAAAGCGCTGAGAACGCTCTTTGCAGTATTGAGGGCCATTGTCCTATTTCCCTAGTGAGAGATGCAAATCCTAGGCCCGCTGCTTCAGACTGTACTTGTAGGCGATCAACTTACTACGATCCCCTGTCCGCCCAGCTTCGGCCTCAAGCCGTTCAAGATGCTTGTCCTTGCCCTTCGCGACCGACGCCGAGCCGCGTGCGATCTCTTCAGGTTCGGGGGCTTTCCGCTTGGGCATGACTTTCAGTCCTCCTTCGAGCCTTGCCACCGCGGCAGCCATCTTCAGGGGATCGTTGATCTGGGAGAGTTCGGAGAGCTTGCCCGGATGCCTGCCCAACGCGGTCAGAAGCGTTGCCGCGTTGTCAGCCACCTTGACGATGACTGCCTGCTGGACCTCGCTCAAAGATGCCAGCGCAACGCCTTCAGCTTCCTCGGCGTCGGGAGCCTTCTCCAACAGCTTCAGGCGTTCAGCCTGGTAGCGCTGGTGCGCCCGTTGCCACTCTTCCTGAGCCTGCCGCTCGACGTCAGACTGCTGGTTCTCAACAGCCTTCGCCTTCAGCCGGCGGTCGTGCCACGCTTCAAGCTCGCGCTCGTACCGCTCCTCGTCATAGTCGCTGGCTTCAAGAGTGGGCTTCGGCCCAACCTCAACCGCTGGCGAACCCTGCCCCTTGTCGAGGGCGGCGAGGCGCTTGTCCCGCTCGCGAATCTGGTTGCGCAGATGACGCACCAGTGCGGAGTCACGCTCTCCCGAGGCCGGCGCCGCCTCATCACCGAAAGAAAACTCAAGCCCATCGTCTTCGCCTTCCGGCTCAGCTTTGGGCTCAGCCTCCTCCTCATCGTCAGTGTCGGGCTCTTCACCCTCCACTTGATCCTCAAGAAGAAGCTCGTCGTCCTCCGGCTCTACTGCCATTCATCGTCCCCAATGCTCTCACCAGCTTGCGGCCTGGCGGATACCGATGGGGATCATTTTACGTGGGCAGTACGGATGGCGCTTATGAACTTTATTCAGGCTGCGAGTTCCCGCCCCATCCTGATCCTGGGGCGCGGCATCGGAGCTGACTGCGGCTGTCCTGCCTGCCTGGCCCTCGCCAACGTCTCGATTGTCTTCGCTTCGGACAATTTGGTGTCGGCCTCTGCCTTGCCGCCCTGCTTAAGCTTCAGCTCGGCACTGGCCTCAAACTCCTTGGCCTGCGCCTGGAGCGCCTGCGCAGCCGGATCGGGCTGCTGGCTCTCGGCTGCCTGCTCCATCTGCGCCTTCTCTTCGTCATTCGGCTCCATCACGCCTGAGGCGACGAGCTTCTTGCGCACCGATTTTTGAAACTCAGTGATGCCTTCTCCATCCATGTTCAGGATGGCCACGCTGATTGCGGCCTTGGCAGTGTCCGGATCAATCGCAGCGAGCGTCATGCCGATATTGTTGAGCGCGCGAACCGTCTTGTCGCGACGAGTGGCCGTCGCCTCGGTCACATCGGCAATGACCTTATATCGGCCACGCGTGAAGTCGTTGCGGATCTGGAAAACCCCATCCTTGCCGTACACTTCCTCGTGCAGCTTGGCTTCTCCGTCCGCACCTTCCTCAGTCATCGTCTCGACCTTGCGACCAGGCTCGTAATAGATATCCCCCGCCATAGAGAGATAGATTTCTCCCTCCCGCTGGACGGACTGACGCATGTTGTCGAGGTAGATCGCCGACTTCGCATCAATGCGGGTCGCCGCAAATTCCATGGCCTCTGTCGAGGTGTTGGCGCGCACCTCATCAGCGTCACTCATGCCTTCCACAAGATCATTGGCCGCCACCTGGAGAAGCGCGCCTGTCACAGGGGGAAGCTGTGGAGGCTCGATCTTGCCGATAGGACCGACTGACACAATTGCGCCGTCAGGGCCGTACAGCGGCTCAACCAGCGCATAGGGGTGGCGATCAACATTCTGCCGAGCCCAAGTAGCAGCGATGGCGGGAGGCATCTGCTCACGGGCGAAGATAGGTATCTCGCGCGGCGCAAGCGCATCATGCTCGGAGAGCTTGGAGACCTTGGCGTTGTAGAGGCGCTGCGCATCCTTCTTCAACTGCACGTAGCCACTGAAGCGCTCGATGCCGTCGATAAACCAGCGCTTTCCATAAACCGGCACGATTGGAATGCAGGTGCCTGCGAGGAACCCGTGGTCCTTCAGTACCCCTTGTCCGCTCATCGTGTATTTGTGGACGCGGCATCTTTTCTGCTGGCGGGAACGCTGCTTGAACCCGCTATCATTCAGATCCTTGACCGCCTCCGCATCGATTTCCGATGACCAGTGCCGCTGCTCCTCACCGCTAAGAGGGTGCTCGAAGATCAGCAGCTTCTCGTCGCGCTCCTCAAGTTCGTAATATTCGGCGATGATCGTCGCTTCGGGCGCGTACCATTCGAAATGGGACAAGCGCTCAATGCCCTCTGGCCAGCTCGCAGGAGGCTTCTCACCGTATACATCAGCATAAGCATCGGGGGTCAGAGCGGTAAGCACGAAGGCAAAGCGCGCATCTGACTTGTCGTAGAGCTTGCTGTTGGGATCGAAGTAGACCCGCTGGTCGGCATCAACGATGATAAGGCCTGGATTGATGCGTTGCTCGTCCGACTCCTTGTCGTAGGGGTCAGCCCATTCATTGGTCAGACGATACGCGCCGAATCCCCCCGCAGCCGCTTCCTCGAAAGCGTTATCGCGAGCTTGCTGGGACTTGAAGTGATAGCTGTCGGCGCGATGCATCCCGTCGAGAGTATCGGCTGTTTCATGGTTGCTATCGCCGCCAGCTGGGCGGAAGTCGGGCACAATCCTGTTGTCACGATAGTCGCGGCAGATTTTCTCCAGTCCCGTGGCAACCTTATTGATCTCCATGCGGATGGAGTTCTCAAACATCTCGCCCCATTCGCCTTCCCATTGGGCGCCTGGGATGGATGCGAAGCGCCGAGCTTCGAGCGCCAGGGCACGAACCTCGGTCTGCGGCAGGACTGCATCATCAAACCGGCGTATGGCGCGCTGATAGACCTCCTCCAGCTTGTCGGTCGAGGTGTTCTGCTCCTCAAGCGCCGCATCGGGCTCAATGTTCATGCCGGCCATGCTGCGAGGATAGGCCAGTCGCCAGGTGGTTTCCTGTGAACTTTGTTCAGCGCCTCGCCATCGTCGGGATAACAACCGGACCGGTCTCTTTTTTTGGGCCGGCCACAACCGCCGGGAATATCTCCGTCAGCGCCCAGATCAGCGCATCAGCCCTGTTGGGCGAGCGCCCTCCCACATAGCCATTCGTGGTGAAGCTGGTCAGCTCGTCCTCAAGCTCTGGCAAACGGCCGACGTGACGCACCTTGCCTTGCTCATACAGAGCCGAAAAGGGCTCAGCCCTTACCACCTTGCCCCGCGTCGCCGTAACCTGCCTGAACGGCGTCTTTGGACGGGCGGTCTGCACGACGTGGCCGACCATCGCCCCGCCATAATTGACCTCACCGACGATCATATCGCCATCTCTGCGCGCAAACAGGTCAGTTGCCACCCTGCCCCATGTCGCGGGACCGGCCTTCACAGTGGCATCCTCCAGCACATAGGCGTTCCCGTCCATGCCTAAGCCGACCGCAACGATACCGATCGCATCATTGTCGGCATTGTCCACATCGCCTGAGCCAGAGGGGTCGACTGCGACCACAACCCTGACCATGTCGGGCAACGGGCGTCCATCGTGCCTCCACGCTTCGATCACCTCGTCAGAGAACAGGGCGCCGGGAGTTGCATCGCCGAACTCGCCCTCCAAGAAGCGCTTGCGCATCCTCGCCGACATACCTTCCAGTGTCTCAAGGTAGTCGTCGGCGATGTTCTCCCGGTTGTCCTGCGGGTTGATCTTGAACCAGCTGTAGTCGCCAGGATTGCGCAGCGGCTCGCCGGTCTCGGGGTCCAGCTTCTGGATGAACTGGCGGTAGCTCCAGTGCGCCTTCGACGGAGGGTTCTCATCGTAATAGACGCGAGGTTTAAGCGGCTGCGAGCCCATCCCCTCGATCACCTGATTGACGCTCTGCGCAAGGCGCGTGATGGCGAGATTGACGCTGTTGAATGGGATCTGCGAACACTCGTTCAGATAGATCGTGGCAAACTCCATGCCGAGCACCTTCTCGGCCCGCTCCTTGTCATCCAGGCCAGCAAACCAGAGCTGCGCGCCATTCGGGAACGTCGCGTACCAATCCGTCTTGTCGAGCTTGAACGACACCCGCGGGAAAGCCAGGCGCATCACGTTCGGGAAAGTGTCCAGAACGACGGAGGACTTCACCGAATTGAAGCGAAAGCGGAAGATGACATGACGCGAATTGGGAGCTTTCAGAGCCCTCATCACCACGTTGCGGACGAGCAGGAACGTCTTTCCAGATCGAGACCCTCCGAACAACATGAGGTGCTTGGCAGGGCCGGCCAGAACCGATTGCGCTTCCAGTTGCCGAGGCGTGAGCCGAAAGCTCACAACGCGACGTCAGACTGCTCCAGCACCATGCGAAGCGGCCCGCCTTCGTCATCTCCCGAAACCTGAAGCGGGATGATCTTCGGCCAGATCTGGGTGTAAAACGCCTTGCGGTTATCGTCATTCGCTTCGGCCCAAGAGACTAGGCCATCCGTACCCCCGAGACGATTGAAGGCCTGCGCGATCGCATCTTTGGCAGCAGCCGTCATTTTGTTCGGCACGCCCTTGCGACGACCCTTCCCGCGGTTGCCGAAGGTCTTCGCAGATTCTCCTACTTTGCGGTCGTCAGACATAGCGCAATCCACCTTAGCCCCCTGCCCTCATGCGTGCTTGTGAACTTTGTTCAGAACAGCGCAGGCCCAGCTCGAATATCCGTTTCTTCACAGCAAACGGAGTGCGTGGTGGGTCGAGCTGCTTACCGATCTGCGCCCATCCTGGTTCCGATTGAGGCACGCTGCGATGCAGCTGCCGAAGCAGGGCGTCATCCCGATCAGACCAACGCGGGCGAGCGGACTGTCCACGTTCTGCTCGGTCTTCCCGCATGATGGCAGCCTCAAGCAGCAGGCTCTCCTCATCGGTTAGACTGCGAAATCTTCCCAGACTTGTGGCGAGCCGAACAATCGCCTGGTCGCGCTCCCGTCCAAGCTGCTCAATCTGGGAAAAATCCAAACCCCTGCTCACCCGCCTTCTCCCGCCATCCTGTAGGTTGAGGTGCGATAGTCGTAGTCCAGGGTGACCTTGCCCTCCTTGCCGGGCATGCCCATGCGGACCTTCGTGACGTGAACCGTGGCGAGGTTGGTCTCCTTGTCGCGGGTGAAAACCAGGCCGAAGTCGGGCTTGTTCGCCCAATTTGCCGAGCCGCTGATGCTGTAGAGGCCGGGGATGCCGCGCTTGCCGTCACTCGGCTTGGCCGGGTGCGCCACGACCCAGACGGCCACCTGATGCTGCCTTGCAAAGGCCTTCAGGGCGCGAATAGCACGGCCGGTATATTCGGTCTCGGTCTCGTCCTTGCGCCGCTTGTGCTCGATCTCGTTCCAGGGATCGAGGATGAGAACCTTGCAGCCGTCGCGGCGGACGCTGATTTCTGCCCGCTCCAGAACATCCTCGAGCGTCATCTCCTGATCCTCACCGACCATCTGGGCGATGATGTTGACGTTGTCGTGGATGAGCTGGTCCGCTTCTCGGGCCTGCTCCTTGGCGATCGTGAACTCGCCGCACTGCATGATCGATGCGCGCAGCTTGCGCTCCAGAATCGGGCGCGCCGCGGTCTCAAAGGTGCCAAGCGTGACCGGGATGTTGTGGCGGATGAGATGCCCGACAATCGCCATCGTAAGCGACGTCTTGCCCTCCCCTGCCCAGCCCGTGAGGACGGTAAGAGTGCCGGGGACGATGCTCAGCAGATCGGACAGGCCGACGACGCCGATGTCGATGGAGTGAAGCGGGCCGGGATCTGGAAAGTCGCTGACTTTGAACAGGCCTTTGACCGGCACCGGCTTGGCGTTGCGGAGCGCCGTGTGGACCGCGTCCCGGCCATGCTCGATCAGGACTTCGTTGAGGTCTTTCGCCGGGAATGGGTAATCAACGAACCAGCATTTGTCGGCGCCAATGAGCGCGATCAGGTCGGAGCGCAGGGCCTTACCTGGGCCGTCATCGTCGGTCGCGATGATGAACTTCTGCACCCGGTTGAGCAGGTCGCGAGCGCGCCACATGAACTCGTAGCGCTTGGCGTTGGCAACGTCGGTCGTTTCCTCACCCGGAGCGCCGTTCGGAACGGAGACCGCCCGCCAGCCGTGGTCGATCGCCACCATCGCATCCCACTCGCCCTCGCAGATGACCAAGGGTTGGTCGCTGTCCTCCAGCAGGCAGTCGTGGTTCCAGAGCGTCAGCGGGGCGCCGGAATCCATCTCGTGACGCTTCTCGGAAGTCAGCCGGTACTTGTGATTGATGAGCCGCCCGCGCTCGAAATAGGGCACCGCCAGCCACTTCGCGCCGTTGCGATCGACCGTCTCCAGGCCAAGCTTTTCCGCCAGCTCCGCGGAAATCCCGCGCGCTTCGATCCATGCCCGGTGCCGATCGTGGATCACCTGTCCCTCCCTTGAAGCCGCAGCCGTTGTGGCAGAACCAGGTCCAGCCATCGGCCGTTCGGGTGACGCTGAGGCAGCGATCCCGCTTGTTGCGGCGGGTGTCCGAGCATTGCGGGCAGAGCTGCTTGCCGGGTTTTTGGGGTCGCCAGTCAGCATGGGACGCTGAGCCCCCCACGGTATGGACCTTCGCCATTAGATTTGTGCTTTCGGAAATAGCCTTCGACGTAGGCGATCGGCTCGATGGCCCGTTCGATCTGGGCCGCCGAAATGCCCCTGGCCGTTTCGACTTTGCCATGATCGCGAACCCACTTGCCGATGAGCTTGCCGGGATCCTTGGTGTGGGGTCGCAGATAGGCCTTCGCCGTGTCCCAAAACGCCGTATCGGAGGCCCGTTCGGTTTCATTCGGCAACGCGCTTGCGCCGTTGTCGTTAGATAACGGAATATATCCCTCTCCCTCTCCCTCTCCCTTGGGACGCTCGAGGAGTCCTTTAGGCATCCCTAAAGCATCGTTACGGGAGGGCTCTTGGTTGTCCTTGTGGGACTGCTCGTCCCCGTCCTTCTGCCCTCCCCAGCGGGCGGCATTGCCCTTCTTGCTGCGCTGCCGGTAGGACTCCTTGCGCTCCCATGCAGCGAGAGCCTTCTCAGCGACCACGGGATGGTAGAGGCGCCCATCATCGCACTTGATCCAGCCGCGGAGTGCTTGCTCGCGAACCTTCTTCCATCCCTTTACGTCACGGGCGAACTCAGCCAGCCTAGCGAGCTGCACGTCATCGTCCGGCAGGCTGGCGGCCGGCACTTGATGCCACGACTTCAACCACAGGGTTACGCCTGCCCGCCACGCCGCATCGGAGCTGACGGCATGGAATTCCGATCCGAAGAGGCGTCCAGCGTCCAGGGGCATGGTCGGGAAGTCGCGCAAATCGCAAGTCGGCGGCGTCAATGGCTCAGGCATATTCCGCCTCCCGCTCAACGGTGATGACCAGGCGGGGCCGCTCACTGAAGCGCTTCCTCACGATCAGATCCGTGACCAAGCTGTCGTCGCGCCAGACAATGCCGTTGAGGGCGTCCATGCACTTGGCATAGTTGTCGCAGTCTGGACGCGTGGTTGGCTTCAGAACTCCGTCCGCGGCATCTATCCGCTTCTTCTTGGACATGCTCTTGGGCATGGCGACAAAGGCGGTGATCGAAACACAGACCGCCTCATCGAACGGCGGGTTGTCGCCCATCTGGTTGGCCGCCTCACACCGGATCAAGTCCTCGTAATGGCGGGTCTTTGACGGCGTATAGGCGCGAGCAAAGCCGCCGCGTGTGGTGACTTTCGGCCGCCCCTTGGCAACTGGTGCGCCAGGAATGGTGAGGGTGATGATGTCCATCCCCATTCTAATCAGCTCCAGTTGGCCGCGGCGCAACGGTTGACGCGTTGCTCTCCCGCACCTAGGATCGACTCTATTTTTGCGACATCGCGACCCAGCTGAGCGTCGCCGATCAGACGCTGCTTCACCATCTGCACACCATGAACGATCGTGCTGTGATCGCGCCGGAACAGACGGCCAATCTGTGGGAATGAAGCGCGGGTGTGCTTGCGCGCGAGATACATGGCCACCTGGCGCGGCCGGCTCACTTCGTAATGGCGCCGCGGCCCTATCAAGGCGTCCTGACGCAGATGGTAGAAGCGGGCCACCGCCTGCTGGATCTCGGCCACGGTGCGCCGGCGTCGTGTGAAGAGGAGTTGGAGGTCGCTCATCCCCTGCCACCCTTCTCGAAATAGCGTAGGAGAGCCTTCAGGAGCGCCGCAGAGCCCTGTTGCGCATCCTGGCGGCGGTAATGGTCCTGCTGATGGATGGAGGAGTGCAGCGAGGGCTTCATGCCGCCTGCCTCCCGATAAAATGGGCGGCACCCTCACTGCGCTGGTCGAACAGATACCATGCGCAGTTGTCTTTGCCGGTGAAGGGTGAGTCAGGGATCCATTTCACGCGGCCCACGCTTACGATCTTCCGGCAAAACGGGAGGTAAGGAGCGGACTGTCGAGTGTGCATCCAGTCGGCATCGAACAGGAGCCAGGTCGGCAACTGAGCGGACAGGTGGTCGATCAGCGGGTGCAACACCTTGCGATCCCACGGCGGATTGGTGATGAGACAGTCGAATCCCACCCATGGCCCGCCAAATGCGTCCGCTTCTGCGATGTCATCCCGGCGCGGCGCTATGTCCGAGGCGCAGCAGCATAGATGACCGGCGGATTGCAGAGCATCAACGAGGGCACCATCTCCCGCGCACGGCTCCGCAAATCGCGTGGGCATCGCCAGATGAGGCAATAGTGGCAGCACAGCTTCACGAGGGGTCGGGTAGAAGTCCCGCTCCCGCCGCTCGAATTGGGGCGCGCGCTTGCTCATCCCAACACCCACCCCAGCACAGACCAGGACAGGCAGGCACAAGTGATGCGGAGGGGCCAGGTCATGCCGCTGCTCCGAAGAGCTGGCCTTGACGCTGAGCATCCTCGATGCGGCGGCAGGCTATGTCGAAATATGTCGGCTCAATCTCGATGCCTAGAAACGGCCGACCTTCTTCAACACAGGCAACGCCCGTGCTTCCGGAGCCCATGAATGGGTCAATCACGCAGCCGGGAGGCATCCACTGCAACAGCCTCCGAAGTAAACCGACTGGCTTTTGATTAGGATGTTCGCGGCCATTTTTCGCCATCGACTGAACGGGCGGGTGATAAATGACCGCGCCATTAGTGCGGCTGCCGACAAAACCTTGACCTAGAACATATATTTCCTCTGTCGTAGGTTTCCACGGAAGAGAAAGGTCGCCCATTCCGAGGGCAGGGCCTTTGTCCCATGTAAGGGTCATTTTGCAGCCAGGGGGGAGCGAGGCTTTTCTAGACCCAAAGACTAGCTGAGGAATCCCCTGCAGCATGGTGACCACCGTGTCGCGGGATGAAACTTCCTCATCGCCGACAATACGGTTGCCCGCCTTCCACAGGGCTGCCGTTGCGTGACCAGACTGATACCCAATCCCAAAAGGTGGATCGTAGATCGCTGCCGCAAAGGCTGGGGCTATCGTTGGACGCCTGAGGATGTCCCGGCAATCCCCCAGATACAGGGTAGCATTGCCGATGGTCTCGACCCGGCTCATGCCACCTCCCCCGGCCTGAGCTTGTCGAGCTGAGAGGTCAGCGCATCTCGTGCAGCTTCCAGGGTCTTGCGATTGGCCCGAACGTCCTCCGGCGTGATCTCGCCGTCTTCCAGCGCTACGGACAGCGCCAGCGCAGCCTTCAGGAGTGCGCTAGAGGCCCCCTTGTCATCCTCGCGCTTGCCTGGCCGGCTGTCGGTGCAAAGCCGATCCAGCGGGCCTGTGAATCTTCCATTCCACTCGCGTTTCGCAGCCGCAAAGGCGACTGTGCCCATCTCGGCCTCAGCCTTGCGATACTTCCGAGCCTGATCCGCGCTCTTGCCGAGGACACGACCGATGTCTTCGTCGGTGAGGTTGTCCTCTTCCCAAATGGCCGTGAGCGCGCAGGCGACGGCTTGCTGCACTGCAGAAGCGGAAAAGACGACACGCGGTCGGTGGATTGTCCGGTCGGGCATGACCTACTTGCTCCGCTCATGAAGGGACAAGAAATCAGATCGGGCCTGAAGAGGCGGCCGGGTGCCGCCTCGCCCACCTGCGAGGGTGCGGGGCTCAACAGCCGAGGCCGGAATGAACTGGAACGCCTCGGCACCGGAGCCACGGTCCATGATGACGGCGAGGATCGCGCGCTGCTGGAAGACGGCCTTGGCGCGAGCCAGGTCACGCATGACATCGAGATTGGAAACGACCTCAGCCATTTACCGCCTCCCCGCCGCAACATGCCGCTGCCGATCGGAGAACTGGTCAGGGCTATCGCTGACCGAGCGACACCGGATGACGCCCACGATGAACATGGCGAACGACGGGAGCAGTGCGAGGAGGATGAGGGGCCAGTTCATGCCGCCCTCCCCCTGCCCGTTTTGTCGAGCCGATCGGAGATGCTATGAGCGCCCCATGCAAGAGACCGCGATGCACTTGTTCCACATGCCTTTGCGGCTCTATCGCGCCTGGGTCGGAGTGGTTCGGGAGCAGCACAGGTTGCGCCAAGCGTATCCGAACGGCGGACGCTGCCACACATGCGGGCAGCAGACCGACCCTGATCAGACCGAATGTCAGGAGTGCTACGAAGCGAGCCGCTGGTGAGAACCATCATGCTGCCACCCGTGCCGAGCGGGAGCGACGCTGCTCCTTGGTCGGGAAGTCGGTAGCCGACAGGGCAATCTGGCGCTCTAGCGCGAGGCGGAGCAGCGGCTCTTGCCACCAGCGCGGAATGAAGTTGGACACGGACCAGGAGGCGACCGTGGTCATGGGCATGTCGAGCGCGCGGGCTATCTCCGTCGCCCCGCCAAGCCTTGTGATAATGGTCTGAGCGGTAAGCATGATCGCATCCTACGCTAACCGTAGCACACAATCAAGCCCCTCTACGATTTGCGCGGTAGAGGGTCTTTGGGGCCTCGCTATAAGTCGGCCCATGCTCAAAGCTGACGAGCTACTGGCCGCCCTGCGCGAGCGAGGCGTGAAAAACGCGCAGGTGGAGGAGACGCTTGGTCTCCCCTCATCCCGTGTTGCCGAAATCTTCGGAAAGCGCCGCCGGCTTCAGTATGACGAAGGCGTGCAGCTCATCGAGAGGTTTGGAATCGCCGATCCGGCGCTGGAGCCGCTGAGCATACCAGTCGCAAGGCTCGTGGTTCTCTACCTGGCGGAAGCGGTTGGGTCTCCCCTTCGTCCAGAAGATCCCCGCGTAGAAGAACTCGCCCGAGACATCCGAGCATTTTCATCGTTCGCAAGTGATCCTCGGCGGAGGCAAAGCCCTGAAGCGGCTGAAGGCTTCTTTCAGGGCCTGAGGTCAGCGCCTGATCGAAAAGTGCGGTCATAAGAGCGGCATCGTCGCCTAAGCGGTTGCCGTTAATCTCGTAACGCGGGTTACTCTTCACTGTCCCCTCCTTGGGGCTGTGTTCGCTTGATGTTCTCAAGTGATTCGCAGCCATTCTCCTACATTTCAAGGGCCGAGCGACTCACGCGCGGCTACTGACATTCGTCTTAGCACGATTGCCGTAGACCACATTGCTACAGAAATCGTTTGACTGTCTCCTACGGTTTGCGTAGAAGGGGCTTCCAACGAAGGCGCTCTGCCTTCTCAGGAGGAAGCCGATGAGCAAGTTCCAGTTCGAGCCAAGCGGTCTCGTTCCCGACACCATCGAAGAAGCATTGACGGCTTGGGATCGTGGTGAGGCGGTGCAGTCGGTCGAAATGGGCGGGCTCGGCCAAGGCTATGAGATGGCCATCCAGTGCGTCGCTTTCGAGCTGCTGCGCGCCCTCCAGCACGACGACGAGCTGCGTGCGGCTTGCGAGACGACGCCGGATGGCGAGGCGTTCCCGCAGGACTTCCTTGATCGCCTAGACGCGATCGTCAGCGATCTCGACGCTGTTGATCCCAAGACGGAGCGCCGCAAGCTCGGCGGCCTTTCTGGAGCGCAGGTGGGCGCTGCCAAGAGTTTGGCCGTCAGCCTCCAGCGCCGTGGATATTCGGCTGCGCGCGAAGAGGTTCCTGACCGGCTGATCTTCATTCGCAAGCAGGACCCGGCGCCGCTCTACGGCACCCTCACCGCCGCCTGATCCCCCTCAGATCATCGGGAGTGATATTCATGGAACAGGATAAGGGCGCTTCGGCTGACGCCGACCGGGCCGCTGGTCCTTCGGACCTCAGCCCCGCGAGCGGGTCTTCGCAGGGCAGTGTCCCTAGCGCGGACGATGGCTGGATCGAGTGGAGCGGCGGCGAGTGCCCAGTTCCTCCCAAGACAATTGTCGAAACCCGGCACCGCTCGGGAGATGAGTGCCTACTGGCGAAGGGACCAGCCGACGATAATTCATATGGAGAAGGGCCATGGACTGCGGGTCGCTGGGGTCGGAAAGCGTGGCTTCACGAGGCTGACGGTTTCTCATCCGTAGACATCGTCGCCTACCGCATTGTCGAGGAACCCTCGGCATGACCCACACCGAACGCGCCACCCTCGCCCGCACTGAACTGGCGAGACAGGAAGCCCGGCTGCTCCAGGCACTGGCGTTCAAGCCGCACAGCGCATTGCTCCAGCGCCTCCTGCGCGAGACCCGCGCCTACCAGCGCCAGACGGACTGGCAGCTTTCCTGCGACCTCGGCTTCATCGGCCGCAACGGACGCGCCCCTGCCGTGGATGCTGAGTGCGACATGGCTCTGCATGGAATGATGGGAGAAGCAGCGTGATACAGAGTAATGCTGATATCCTAGAAGAAGCGGCACGTTTGATTGAGCCGCAAGGCGCATGGGTCAAGGGCTACTATGCTCTGAACTCGCGCGGCATCGAAGCTGATACTGCCGAAGAGGCTGTTTGCTATTGCGCTCTCGGCGCAATCAGCGTTGCCGCTGGCGGCAACCCCCCGGATGAGATGGGTTCAAGGGCCCAGGAACTTCTTCATACTGTCATCAGCGGCCCCATCGACAAATGGAACGACGCCCCCGAGCGCACCCAAGAAGAAGTCGTCGCCAAGCTCCATGAAGCTGCCGCGAAAGCTCGGGAGGCAGGTTTATGACCCACCCTCTCCAGCAAGTCCTCGACACGATCGATGACGACAGCATCTTCGACACGCCCGCGCATCACCGCTTCACCTTTGAGCAGATCGTCACTGCGATCGGTCTCGGCTCTGGCGGTGGCTGCCTCCTCTACATGCTCACGCGGATCATCGCCGCTCAACTCGGATGGAGTTTCTGATGAACGACCAGCAGACCCTCAACGCCCTGCGTGTCGCCGGCAAGATGCTGGCCCCCATCTTCCTCGCCGAGCAGAACGGCACGGGCGGCATCTCCATCACTCCGCAGCCGAATGGCTTTCGGGTGGCCCAGTGCTTGTATGAGGCCAATTTCAAGGTGGCTTCCGGCGAGGCTGAGACCCTCGACGCCGCCTTCATCAAGTTCCTCGCCAATCGTTCCGATGCACTTCGGAACGGCAAGCAAGAAGCCGAAGACCGCGCCGCGTTCGAAGCGTGGAAGGCTCAGAACCAGCGGCAGGCCGCGTGATGGCCACGGCTCTTCTCAGTAACGCTCCGCTCGATCCGTTCGAGGCGTTCACCCTCGAAATCGAGGATCTGTTCGGCGAAGCGCAGAACTTCCTCGACGGTGAGCCGATCGCCAGCCAGCAGCAGGCCGACGCCATATCGGCCCTGCTCAACCGACTGCGCAAAGCATCGAACGACGCCGATGATGCGCGCAAGGCTGAGAAGAAGCCCCACGACGACGCGGCCAGGGCGGTGCAGGAGAAATGGCGCCCCTTGCTCAGCAAGGCGGATCTCGCCGCAACCACATGCAAACAAGCTCTGCAACCCTTCCTGAAGGCTCAGGAAGAGGCGCAGCGGCGGGCGGCCGAAGCCGCAGCAGAGGAGGCCCGCAGACAGGCCGAAGCTGCCCGCCAAGCTGCTCAGCAGGCCCGCCCTGACGATCTGGCAGGGCAGACGGTTGCGCGCGTCCTGCAGGAGAACGCCGCAGCGGCTCAGAAGCAAGCTGACCGGCTCGACAAGTCCAAGGCAAGAGCCAAGGGCGGCGAGCGTGCGGTGACGCTGCGGACGGTATGGCGTGCAGAGATTGTGGATCGGCGGGCGACACTCAATCACTACGCCCGCACCCGCTCGGACGATCTGACTGCTTGGCTTCAGGAGCAGGTCGATGCGGACGTGCGCCGCAGCCTGCGGAACGTGCCTGGGGTCACCTATCACGAAGAGAGGGTGGCCCAGTGACCATCTTTGAGCAGCTCGCCGCACCCTTCCCGCCTGAGGTGATCCACTGGCGTGCGCAGACGCTCACCCGAGACGGGTCCAAGGCGCTTGCGCTCGCGTACATCGACGCGCGCGATGTGATGAACCGGCTCGATGAGGTTGTCGGTCCTGCGAACTGGCAGGACTCCTATACAGAGACGGCGAAGGGTCGCCTGATTTGCTCGCTCAGCATCCGCGCGGACGGCGAGTGGATCATCAAGAGCGACGGCGCCGGCGATAC